ATCAGATTCTTTTAGCCTATGAAAAAAGTATTGCATAATAATTCCTTCAAGGTCTTATTTTACTGCGTAGGAAATTTTTAAAAATTCTTTTAACAGGGATAGCTATGTTGACATGCAAAAATTTTACGGAAAAAGAACTTGCTTGCAATCACTGCGGAGAGAATAAATGCCAAGACCAAATGGTTTCCCTGCTCCAGAAATTGAGGGACGATGTTAATTTTCCTATAAAGATATCGAGCGGTTACAGATGCCCAACTTGGAATAAATCTGTAGGGGGGCATCCTAATTCTTCGCACATGGAGGGACTTGCGATTGATATTGCCTGTTCCGGAGAGAAGGCATTAAAGATCGTAGAATCTGCAATTCGGCTCGGTTTTGTTGGGGTCGGCATCAGTCAGAGAAAAGATAAGTTTGTACACCTGGATTTAAAGCGAACACCAACTCGTAGAATTTGGTCATACAGTTGAGATATGGAGTTTACATTTGAAAGTGAGAATTCTGATTTTGTTATTGAGTTTGATTCTAGTTTCTTGTGCGAAAACTTCTCAGATAGAACAGCCCTTCGCTGGAAATTACAGGACGGAAACCATACGCCAATTATGGCAAATGTGTTCGCTGTCGCACCAAGGTGCGAAAATACCACAGCATATCTATTACCCAATATGCGATTGCGCTGTTGATACGATGCGTGAGAATTATGATAATGCAACGATTCTGACTGAGGTAGATAAAAAAACGTCAGATGAGTTATCGGTTTTGATACGTTTAAATTGTAATAGCTGGAGAAAGGGATAGTCCTATGTCTGATTTGTCAATGTGCGTTGAGGATTTAAAACATATATTTGGAGACAGGGTTATGGTTATTGATGAGCACACAGATTTTTCAAAACTTCCTAATCCGTTTGAGAATTTAGAACATCTAATTGATCCTGGCACAATGAAGTTGGATGGTTTTGATGACTGTGTAATGGGTGTTATTGAAGGGTTCAATATGGATAATGTCCTTTGCTACGACAAAGGTAAAATTATAGAGAGACTGATGGGAGACGGTATGGATCAGGACGAAGCCCATGATTATTTTGGGTTCAATATCCTTGGTTCCTATGTAGGTAGGACAACTCCCTGCTTCCTAATTAAAGAATAAATGGTAGAAGAAGGCAAACTAGCAGAAATTGAACGTCAGATAGCTGCCGCAAAAAGGCAAAAACTGGCCCTGGAATGCAAGGATGATTTTCTGAAATTCGTGAAGTTCACGATGCCGAAAATTAATGATCCAAACAATATAGATAAGTCAACTTTTGAAGATGCAAAACATCATAGGGCAATTGCAAAAGCCCTTGAACAAGTAGCAAAAGGGAAGATAAGGAGGTTGATAGTAACTCTTCCACCCCGGCATGGTAAATCGGAGATGGTATCACGGAGATTCATCCCCTGGTTGATGGGGAAGGATCCTTATAAATCTATTATATTCGCAACGTACAATGAAGATTTTGCACAAGATTTCGGAGCTGATTGCAGAAGCATTATGGCAGCTCCACAGTTTAGCCAGGTATTTCCAAAGTTTGGTTTCAGACAAGGAGGAGCATCAAAGTCTCGGATCCAGAGCGAAAACGGTGGTATGTCGGTATTTGTGGGCCGTGGAGGAAGCATTACTGGTCGTGGTGGCGATGTTCTGGTTGTTGACGATCCTATTAAAGACTCTGTTGAAGCTCAGTCTCCAACGCTTAGAGAAACTCTTTGGTCTTGGTTTACGCAAGTATTTATGACCAGGTTAATGACCGAAAAAAGCAAGGTCGTTATTGTTACTACACGCTGGCATGAAGATGACTTAGTTGGAAGACTTACGGATCCGAGCAATCCTCATTTCACGAAAGAGGAATGTTCAAAATGGAAAATAATCAACCTGCCAGCATTTGCAGGTGACAATGATCCGCTGAAAAGGAAAGAAGGGGAAGTTCTCTGGCCTGAGAGATTTAATACAGATTTCCTGGAAGCACAACGGAATCTGGATCCAAGGGGATTTTCTGCTCTGTACCAACAGCAGCCGAGTCCGGAAGATGGGGATTTGTTCCAGCGTGAGAACATTCAGTATTACGAAAAACGTAATTTACCAAAGGATTTAAGGATTTATGCTGCCAGCGATCATGCAGTTGGGATCGACAAGACCAGGCACGATGCCACCTGCCTTTTGATTGTTGGAGTTGATGAACAGGATGACATTTATCTGCTGGACTGTTTCTGGGCGAAACAGCCTTCAGACATTGTAGTTAAGGCAATGATTGAGCTGATAAAAAGACACAAGCCACTAATCTGGTGGGCAGAAAAAGGACATATATCAAAGGCAATAGGGCCGTTTCTGCGTAAGCGAATGTATGAGACAAAGACTCATTGCAGGATAGAAGAAGTAACGCCAGTAGCGAATAAAGTACAGCGAAGCCAGAGTATGATTGGGCGTATGGCAATGAAAAAGGTTTATTTCCCTAAAGTCTCATCCTGGGGGCAGAAAGCAGTGGATGAATTACTAAAGTTTCCGAATGCCAGACATGACGATTTCGTTGATACTCTCTCCTGGATCGGCATGGGACTCGGAGATCTAAATGCACCAAGAGGATATACTCCAGCAAACAATTTTCCTAAAGTTGGTACTCTTGCCTGGATAAAGTGGGACACAAAACTAAGAGAACAACAAGTTTCATATTCAACAACAGGTGGATTTTAAATGGCAGAATTTGAAGAAGAAATAGAATTAAATGAGCCTCCTGAAGAAGAGGAAGTACCGGAGCCGATTCAACGTAGGAAAGCACTTGTAAGTAAGTGGCAATCCCAGGTTAAGTCAGCAAAATCGTTCCATGAGAAGTCTTTTAAACAGATGAAGTCTGATATGGATGCGGTTTTCAGGGGATTCTCGGATACAGGCTGGGGAGAAGATAAGTATATTGCCAACCTCCTGCACAGACACGTTGTACAGAGAACTGCCGCCCTGTACGCTAAAAATCCCAAGCCAGTTGCTACCAGGAGAAAAAGGCTGGACTACCAGCTTTGGGACGAAGATCCAATGTCCCTGGCAAAAGCATACAGTGAAATAAACGCTGCTACAGAAAACAATGTTCCACCATCTCCAGGATCTGCTCAGTTGGTACAGGAATTTGAAGCGGTTAAGCAATCTCGCAGGGACTTAGATAAAACGTCAAAGTCGATGGAACTGCTCTTTGACTATTATATGAATGAGCAAAGGCCAACTTTCAAAAGTCAGATGAAAGCAATGGTCAGGAGGGTTATCACAACCTCTGTAGGATACGTCAAAGTTGGGTTCCAGAGAGAAATGGATCGGCTGCCGGAAGTATCTGCAAAAATGTCTGATGTTCAAGCTCAAATAGACCATATAAGAAGACTCACTCAGGAAGCAGAAAAGGGGGATCTTAACGAAGATGATGCAGAAATGGAGGAATTGTTCCTTTCTCTAAAAGCTCTTGAGGAAGAACCGCTGGTGACAGTCCAGGAAGGACTCCTATTTGATTTTCCGGAGTGCGATTCTATTATCGTGGATCCAATGTGCAGACAGCTCCGTGGTTTTGTTGGAGCAACCTGGATAGCACATGAAATGTATTTGTCTCCAGAAGAGATCGATGAAATATATGGAGTCGATATTAAAGATGATTATTTACAGTATGATTTAAACGGTAGAACCTCTTCTGGGAAAGATCACTATAATATGATTTTCCAGACCCATGAAGGGAAAAGTTCTGAGGATATGAGAGATGGACTCGCATTATGCTGGGAGATATACGACAAAAGCGCAGGGCTGATGTATGTGGTCTGTGATGGTCACAATGATTTTCTCAAGGAACCAGCAGCTCCGCCTATTCAGCTAGAAACATTTTGGCCTATTTTCTCAATAACATTTAATGAGATAGAACATAAAAATCAACTCTATCCTCCAAGTGATGTTAAATTGTTGAAGCCTATGCAAGCCGAGTATAACAGGGCAAGGCAGGGGTTGAGAGAACATAGACGAGCAAACAGACCTAAGTATGTTGCACCAGCCGGAATGCTGGAGGATGAAGATAAGGCTAAACTAAGGAATCCTGCCGCAAACGCACTTATTGAATTAAATGCTTTAACGTCTGGTCAGAAAGTTGATGATGTAATCCAACCTGTAAGACAAACAGGGATTGACCCTAATCTGT